TCTCCCAGAAAGAAACTGCGGCAGGAGGGGAGTTCTCTTTTCAGTACGCTCATGACTTCGTACTTAGCCGTGTTTCAAAACATTGTATCAAATAAATTGATTATTTGTAATTTCATTTGTTGGTTTTCTGCCAAACAAACGAATAGCTTGGTTGTTCATAGAAGCATATTCAGCCTTAGTGAAGATACCTTTAGCGTTTCTGATGTCAAACGGGGTTAGTAGATCACGAGGCTCATCTACCTTTTGAGCCTCAATCATGTGGGGTTCTAACGTGTACTGAGAAACCCAAGACCGACCCATCTTAATTTTCCCAATTTTTAGCTTCTTTTTATAGCTCATCTTTGTGCAACAAGCTGCAATGTGTAGTCTTGGGATGCCAGTTAAGTCCTCTATTTGGTAGGAAGTAAGTGGGCCGTTTTGAAGTGCTCTGATAACTGCTTCTTGTGTCATTTGTAAAGGTTCTCCAGGTTAATTGGTCGGTTTAGGTGAAGTTCTAGCGTTCTGGCAAGCAAAGCTGTTACAGCCGCATCAAAGTCCTCTAGCTCGGTTGTATAAGCACCTGCCATTGTTTGAGCGTACCCACACAAGGCTTCAGCGCATCTTTTTTCAAGTATTTCAGTTTTCATAAGAGGAAGGAAGAGTAGGAAGGGCTATTAGTTAATAGGACAAGTCTTTTTAGATTAGCATAGAAAAAAGTGCTGTCACTAGGTGAAAACCCCTATGTAAAAGGCTAAAAAGGTGTGGCACATTATGGGTGTGGGCAACAAAAACCTCACATTTTAATAAACCTATAGGAGTGAATATGAAAAATCAACCAGCTTTTCCTTGCCAATACGATGAGTATTTTCCTTTGGGAAACGGCATGACCTTGCGTGACTACTTTGCTGCTAAGGCTATGTACTCATTGGGAATTCAGGACGCAATTCTTCACAATGAAGATTGTGATTTTTTAACCATTGATGAAATTGCTGAATCAGCTTATTCCCAAGCTGATGCCATGCTCAAAGCAAGGGGCGAATGATGCCAATGCTTAATGGAAAAAAGGTCGTAGACCTAGAAGTAGATGGAGTTGTAAGTGGAGATTATCCAGATTTCTGTGATGCCTACTTCTCAGATGGATGTTACGAGGATGGAACACCATTGACAGAAGATGAGTTGAATAAGCTCACCGATCTGGCGGGTGATGTTTTGTGGGAGATGGCATTCGAGAGTCTCACATGAAAACACTATTCCAAACCTATGTGTCAGAGTTCTCAGACATCCACTACTGCCCTTATTGTTTGACAATCAAGGGAGATAAAATAGTCTGTTGCCAAGAAGCAGACTTTATTGAGTTCAAGGATTTATACCCTGAGCAACAAAAAGAGATTATTCAACAAGAGTTAAATGAAAATCAAAGGAGTTAATATGTCTGAAGTTACAAAAACACCAAATAATACAAAAGAGTTACGCTCATTTCTTTTAGAGCAAATGCTTAATGTTGCCAGTGGAAACCAAGAAGCAGGCCAAGCAAAAGCGATCTGTAATTATGCCCAACAGGTATACAACACAGTTAACTTAGAAATGAAGTTTGCCATGTTGCATGAGAAGATGGAAGGCAAAGAAATCAAAGCAGTTGGTTTCGGTGGCTGATATGCAAAAGTTGATGTTCACTCCCGTGAATGTTTCTAATTACTTTTGGACACAAAGAACAGACACACCTTGCCTTGTTCCATCTAGTTTCTATGATGAGAAAACTCTAGAATCGCTGCCTTGGATTTCTAGTTTGCCCTGTAATCTTAAAAAAGACTTTGCTGATGGTCAAGACCCAGTATTTATGCGGGGTTCAAGACATTCTAGATATTCTGGTAATTATGAAAAAAGCAAGATGACTGGAGTATTTTTAGATAAGTTGTTTGCAAGGTATGTCAGACTAGATAAAAAAACCATCTGGTTTAAAAAAGATTGGCTTGCTTATAAGTTATCTGTTGAGCGAAAGTTAAGAGATCATGTTGAAAAGCATCGTCTTTACGTTCACTTTAGTACTTGGAGAGCAATGAACTTTAAACCTTGCGAAGAAGGCGAGGATTATGGATCGTTGTCAATCATTGGTATTGACCAGCCAACTTATCTAATGCCAAGTGTGTTGGTAAATGGCAAAGTAGTTAGGGTAAACACTAATGACGAAGAGTCTGTACTTGATTACGATAAGCGTGTCGATGCAATAAAAAAACTTATTGCCATTGATGAGAAAATTTCAACCTTAACAATATAACAGGAGTTAATATGGTAATTGATCCAAACCAACCAGGTCTTTTGGTTGAACGCAAAGAGTTAATTGCAAGACTGTTGGCAACAAATGTCAATGGTCATCTTGAGAAAAAGAACGGCCTGTCCTACCTGTCATGGGCTTGGGCATGGGCAGAAGCTCTTAAAGCCGATGCAGACGCTACCTACAAGGTAGAGATGTTTGATGGCAAGTGCTTTATGGACATCAACGGCACAGCAATGGTGTTCGTTACAGTCATTATGTTTAAAAAGCCCATGACTTGCCAATTACCTGTGATGGACTATCGGAACAAAGCTATACCTAACCCTGATGCGTTTGCAATCAATACAGCCATTATGCGGTGCATGACTAAAGCTCTAGCCCTTCATGGACTCTCTTTATACATCTATGCGGGTGAAGACCTGCCAGAAGAGGGCAGATCAGTAGTGATTACACCTACTCAAGGCGCACAAGATAACATTCCCATTGAGGAATTAAGACACCTAGAGGAATTAGCAATGGATTTAATTGCTACTTGCGAACAGGGTGATCCCAAGGCAGCTTGGGTAAAATTGGAAGAGCAGAACCTAGATTCAGAACAGAAAGTGGCTCTATGGACTCTGCTTCCAAGCAAAGTGCGTTCATCATTAAAAAAGGCTAAGGAGTTATAAATGGATAGGATATTTCATGCACCAGATGGATACAAGAGGCTTACGATTAACTTGCGTGAGGACATCCACAAAAAGATAAAACTGATTGCTGTTCAAGAGGAATCTACTGTGACAGACATCATTTCAGACTTTCTTGAAAAAGAAATTGCATACAAAGAATCTAAAAAGGAGTTGGCATATGGAAAAGCGTGATAACAGTGGTGTTTTATTCCGATCAGATAAGAAAGAAAATGATCGTGCGCCTGATTACAAAGGAAATATCACAGTGGGTGGTCAGGATTACTGGCTATCTGCATGGATTAAAGAGGGCAAGTCAGGCAAATTCATGGGTCTAGCAGTATCACCCAAAGAAGAGTATCAGCCCAAACAAGCCCCTAAGAAGGCAAGTTTTGCAGACGAAGACCTGCCCTTTTGAGTTAATATAACCACGGGGTGAAAGCTGTTTTTACTTTTTTGAAAGCTAGTAGGCGAACAGTCGTAGCCCCACCCAATAGGAGTTAATAAATGAGAGACATTTTCAACAACATGAACGAATCAATAAACAGATTCTTTGGTACTGAACCTTTCAAGATGGTACGCAAAGAAGACCCAGATACAAGCAAAGATGCTGCTGAAAAGGTTGATTCAACTAAGTTAGAGCAAATGGTGTATGAGGCCATTGCAAAGTACCCAGATGGATGTATTGCAGATGACGTAATGACGCATTTCCCGAGTCATGGCATACAAACAATAAGCCCACGATATGCGCCACTAATTCGCAAAGGGTTCATTGAGGATACTGGTGAAAGACGCAAATCCAGTACGGGACGCTCTCAACGGGTTATGAAAGCAATTAAATGATTGAACTACCACCACATTCAAAGATTAGCTACCCTTCAGTGGCTAACAAAGACTTCAAATGGGAGTCTGGATCAGACGTCCAAACCCTGTGGAAAAAGCATGGATGGACTCCACCCTCGGAGAAAATGAGTCCTCCACCGCCTGAGAAACCTCAAGAGTTTCCATTAAGGAGAGTTAGATGACTCAAGACTTGCGTGAACAAGCTATGTTTCAAGTGCAAATGTTGGGAGAGGAGATTCAACCTGATTGGATTGGGCTAACGGATGAGGAAATTGACCAAGCATGGAGAAGTGTTGACTACACAGTCCCATACGCACAATTCAGGATTGATGTTGCCCGAGCCATCGAAGCCAAATTAAAGCATAAGAACTCTTAGGTAAGAACTTCTATCGCATGGTTAATGTGCTTAATTCTGTCATCAAGACCGATAAAACCACCATTTATCTTCTTGGTCATGGTTTTGTAGTCACGAGAATCAGCGTATTGGTTTAACTTATGAGTATCCCAAAACCATCCCGCAGTTAGTGCGGCATACATAGGAGTAGCCACTAACTCGGGGTTCATAATGAGATCAACCCCTAGAGCCTTCCCTGCATGGAAATAATTGCTAGAGCCAGTTAATTGGATACATCCTCGACCAATAAACCGCCAGGCATCCCCAGAAGCCTCATCTCTGTTGCCCATCCGATTCGAGTAAACAACAGTAGCGATGAGCTTAGGGTTTCTCGCACACGATTGAGCCTTGGCAGAATCAAACCTTTTAGGCCATAGTTTCTGTAAAGCCTCTGCACGATAGTTAAGGTTTTCGGTGAGCATCTTAAAGTTACCGCTTTCATGCCCACATTGACCAATAAAAGCCGCTTTTCTAAGTGGACTCATAATGTCAAAACGCTCAAAGGTGGCGTTTAAACCATCTAGCCACTCAGAGCCAATGTGAAGTTGTTTAAGTTGTTCAAGACTTATCATTTAGCAGATTCCTTACATTCTCGTATGCGTCCACACACGCATTCAATGCGGCAGTATTCTTATCCCCTTGGGCGACTATTTCTGCGATGGCTTCGATGGTTGCTCTTTCGGCATCAGAAGCTGTGTCAGTCGGTCTGTCAGGTTCACTGGTTGCTTTTGTATCTGTGGTGGCAACGGGGGTACTTGTGGGGGCTTGTACGTTACTTGAGGGGCAGAGGCGCAACTTGCCAAGACGATTGGCAGCGCTAAGAGCAGAAGTCTTTTGATTGATAGCATTGGTAGCCTCCAATAATTTAGTAGCGTTTTGATTGATCTGTTCGTTCAATTGTTGTTCTGTTTTACGGGATTCTTCATTCTTCTTAGCAATGGCTATCTTCATGTCATTGTCTCTGTCTGTCCAACCAAAGTGGTATCCACCACGATAACTGCCAAACAAAGCAATAGCCACCGCAAGGGCGATATAAGGTAATGGTATGCCAAACATTATTCAGCCTCCTCTCTGGCTTTAGCCAATTGTTCACGCTCTTCATCGTCTTCCAAGTGGTCAGGAGGCGTAGTCGGTGGGGGGCCTGGTGTCCAAGATTCATCCAAAGGAGGGTTCACCCAAGCAGGTAAAGCACCAGAAGGCGATGTCCATGTGTTAGAAGCCCCATAGGAGGCGTTAAAACCGCCCTGAGAGCCTTGATAAGCCATTGGTTGACAAACTGGCGGAGGGTTAAGCATCTTAGAAACAGCTCCAGAAGCCCTTTTCGTCATCACACCACCAATACCTCCAACGATAAGCAAAACAATGTCGTTCAGCATCTTTGTGTAGGCTTGGTCAATCGGGGCCATACTTTTGATAGGTTGAGTGACAAAAGTAACTGAATAGAGCAGTGCAATAACAATGATGCACAGAATAAGAGTGACTACAACCACTACAAAGCCCCAAATTCTGACCTCAAAAGCCTCTGTACTCAATGGCTCATTTTTCTGGTTGGATGTCATTGACCTTTTTCTCCAATATAGGGGCTACTAAGTATTCAGGACACATCTGAGTAAACAAACATTTAGGCTTCTGGCAATCTGGTGCATGAAAGTTATCTGGGTTCTGACATGGATATCGGTAAACATCTTTGCAGCCAGAAAGCAACAAAAGAAGCAGTAGATACCTCATTTGCTTTTCATTTTCTCGTAAATAACAGCAATATCTTGCCTGTTGTGCATGATGTCGTCACGATTCTTTTGAATCTCTTTTTCCAAGTCTTGACGTAACTTTTCACGGGCTAATTCAGCACCAGTGTTTGTGGCTTGCTTGTTATCAGAAGTAACCACTAAGCTGATCTTGTTGTTCAGAACAGTCACTTCATGGGATAGGTGGGATAGTGAGTTCATCAAGTAAACCACACAGGTAAACAGAATCGGTAGGATGGCAAACGCCACCTTCTCAATCAAAGCGTGTTTTGGCGATTCTTCACTCATAAACCAATCCTTTCTAAAAGCATATTTACGATTCTGTCTGAAATAAAGTTGGGCAAAACTTTTAAAATGTCAAAAAACAACAGAGCCGCCCATCCACCACCAAGGATTTTAAAGAACATATCCGCAGTCTTTTGGTACTCATTCACCGACCACACCTGTTGGTAGCGCAATGGTCTAGCACCTCAAAGATTCCATAAGCAGAAAGCAAAAGGGCTAAAACTAGCCCACCAATCAGTAACCCTAGTTCTAAGTCTTCTTGGTCAGCTTTCTTCTTACGTTCAGCCGCTTCTTTCTCTTTACGGGCGTTGTGAGCATCTTCTATGTCCATAGCAGAGGCACGAGCCTTAATCTTCTGC